GAGTGCAGGTATCGATGTGTTTGTTATCAATCCAAAGTCAAGCCTGGTACAGAAAGGTCGATGGTCCGGTGTCAGGCAAGCACTTGATGAAGGTGCTGACAAAGTACTCTTCATTGATAGTGATCAAACATTCCCATCTAACGCACTCATCAGGTTGCTGAACCATAATAAGAAGTTCGTCAGTGCAACATGTCGATTGAGACAAGAGAAGGTTGAGTATGCTGTACGTAGTGCGTTAGGTGAACGTATTAATATGTCGCACTATTCAGGGTTACGGAAAGTAGCAAGTACTGGTTTTGCATTCAGCTTGATTAATGTTGAATTGTTCAAAGAGATACCTGAACCGTGGTTCAATGTAACATTTGAAAATGAACAGTGGATAAGTGAAGATGAATCATTCTGCCATGCTGCAGCTGAACAAGGTTATGTCACATACGTAGATGCTGACCTGACTAAAGAGATAGGTCACATTGGTGTTAAGACTTATATTTAATTATTTACCGAAATGATTGATTAACCAGGTTAGTGCAGTTGATACACCTACACCGACTGCACCCCATTTAAGGCACCAGATCATAAACCCTTGCACACTACCACCAATACGCGCAGCACCTTGGAAGTCTTTATGTAACTGAACAATTGAACTGGTATCTTGTACTAAGGTTGATACTGCTACTGTCAATGTTGATATGGCTTCAGTGTTAACTCTTTGAGCATCAACGAGCTTGTCAAACTTACCACCGACTGCAAGTTCATGTTCTTCATATCGTTCAATATGGTTGTCAACTCTTTGCTTTAACATGAACATCGGATCATTTTCAGTCTTGGTTACCATGTTGTTATTCCCTTATTTTTTTAAATCTGAAATTACCGTCTTTTATTTCTTTAATGTTTGACTCAAACTTACGAAGCAATGAGCGTATGGTATCAGACTCAGTGCGTTCTTCATAATTCATTGGTAGTGTTAACGCACCATCAGGTTTTCTAACAACATCACCGGTACTACTGCACCCGGAAACCCATATCAGTGAGCTTAATATCAGCACAACCCGTAGCATCTTTGACTGAATCAATGTATTTAATTTTATCACGGTACACCACCTTTTCTTTTTCACGCCACTTAATAATTGTTTTAACATCAGCAACATCATCTTTAACTGACTCATCTTTGATGTCAGCAACTTCAGCTTTGTGAGCATTGTAACCCTGGTTATAAACCTGAGTGTGACCCCATTTAATGAAGCCGATAAGTAGGATAAAGACTACAAAATATATGTATAGTTTATTCATCTTTTTTACCTGAGTAAGCAGACGCACCATATTTAACACTTTCTTTTGCTGCGTATATGAAGACAGCTTCTAATGCTTTTTCAAACCACTGTAACCAGGTTACATCTTTAGTGAACCCTGCAGCCATTGCACCAATGAACAGTACTATGATACACATTTGAAAAGTAGTTGAATTAATTAACTTCATCACGCTCACCCCACTCGATTGTAAGATGGTGTGTTTCTTTAGGATCAACTAACCCATAAAATTCTTTGATGGATTTACGTGAGTTCGTCACCATGTGGCCGAGGTACTTTTCACCTAGACCAATGCAACCTATAACATCTTTCTCATAGTTAGCAGTGTGAATGAGGCAAGCAAAACGCTTAGATTCAGCATTCTTAAAATGAGTAATATGCATATCATCATTCACCATGCACAACACGTTACCGTATTTATGCGACTCATGTGGTGCAAGTGTGTAATCACCTGTAGGAATGCAGGATATTTCAGGTGTGTTATTCACCCAGGGTTTTTCAACGGTGAAATAACTTTTATTATCAAATGTTAATATACCGAAAGTACCGAGATCAGTTGAGATAAAACGCTTTAATAAAATATTCATTAGTCACCTTCCTTATTGTTAAGCGTCTATCGCTGCAACTTTTGACCCAGCTTCAACACCGTGAAACGATATTGCATTCGCTTCATATAAGTGACTGGTTGCGTCTGTTGCGGTTGGTGTATCAGCAAAATGAACATGACCATTCGCACTTAATTGGATGCTGATAAATTTAGTTCGCTCATCAAATGCATCTGATGCAACCGATGCACCGCCTGTAGTTTTTTTCTGCGTGGTAATTGGTGGTTGTTTCGGTACTTGTGCAATACCTTTTATGCTGTCCATTGTTATCTTGGTCATTTCCGCGTATTCAGTTATGTACATTGTAGACATAATATGTTCCTCTTTTTAAATTGATAACCCGCCAACTTGAGCAAGGTGTTTTATATTTTTTGCTAAATCTTCTGCGCTAAGAATACCATCAAACAAAATAAATTCTTTTACTTTAATATTAGAAAGCTGAGTAAGGTCGTTTTTTGCACCCAACGTTAAACCTGTTAAACCATTAGTTCCTGCATCACCCGTTACAGGAGTCTCATTATTCACCTGCATAGAGCTGCTTGCGCCGTTATACGCTAAGGACACGATTACGTCAGACCCGAGAGCTGGGGCTATAGCACTAGCTGTTGATGACCCTGCGTTGATTTTCATTTGTGGCGTGACGTTAGTTTGAAATAGAGAGTGTCTTTTTGTTGCACTGATTCCATCATAAACATTATCGGTGTTCGTCCATGTTATCGGATTGAATAGCATAATAATGGTGTTCGGTTGCGATAATTCAGTAAAAGCATCAGTCACTAAAAATTGGTCTATTCCGTTACCTAGAATAGACCCATCAGCCTCTTTGGTCATTCTGTTAGCATCATTAGCCTGTTTTAAATGATAACCATTACCGCTTTGATCATCCCACTGACTAACGCCAGAACCCGTCACAGTTATGCCGGTGTTAAATCTAAACCATAGTTTCAAATCGGCTACTTGTGAGGGGAGAAATTTCAGCGGGATATTACCCATTGCTTTATCTTCTCCCATTGATATAAGTTCCATATTGACCTCTTAAACTGGGGTGTTAGTTAGCGTAGCTTGTGCATCTTTCCATAAACCAGCAGCAGTTGCATCAGCAGCATAAACAGGCTTTTCGATAGTTGTGTTAAAAACTCTTCTGCCTTGATACTTCAATCCTGTATTTATTACATTAGTTATATCATTTAACTCTGCATCAGTAGCGTTATTTGCTCCTACTACTCTTTCCCATTCTGCGCCGTTCCATATTTCAAATGATTCAGCATCTTTTCTGCGTATTTTAACATCAGTTGCACTAGCGCCACCTGCACCCATGTGAACACCATCAGAGCGTATTTCAATTGTAGGTTCTGCATCATCATTATCATAAACCCTAAAGGCTTTTTTAGTTGTTGGGTCAGCTCGGACAGTATGAACCATTCCGCCTGTCATGCTGTCACCAAACGACTCGATAGACCACCCGTATCTTACGTCAGAAGGTAGATTACCGGACTCGTCGACTATTAACCCATTCGCAGCACCTACAACCCACGGTTTACCCGCTCCACTTACATCATCAAATCCAGATACACCAGCGAGCTTGAAACTGCCACTTGCGCTGTTCTGCTCAACCAACGCGTAATCACCGGCACGACTAGGATTGACGAGTAATGCACCCGTATTAAGTGACACACCATCTATGAAATTAGATGTACCTTCATTTCTCACTAATCGCCGGAAAAGATCCGCACCTTGTGGGAATCTTAAATTTGTGAATCCCATTGCTTTAGTACCATCACCGCGAATATCAATCAATGGTTTAGTAGCTAGGACCGCCGAAGTTATCGGTGAACCGCCGGTCGGGGGTGTTTGATTATCCGCTTCGGTTGCTCCGAGCGTTTCGATGTAAAGTCCATCGAACATAACCCCGACACCTTGCGTCGAGATAATTTCTTCACCGAATGAATGCTGTATCCTTTTTTCGTCAAAGTTAGATCCAGACATGCCAAAATTGACAAACCCGTGATTATTTTTTTGATTAATACCCAAACCACGTATATCGGTACATTGAATACCATCGGTATTTTCACCCCACACTTCACCGAGATCGTTTTCACTGCATGAAATATCAACATCGGATTGTTGCATCATACGACCAAGGAAGCCGACACCGCGAGCATATACAGCGGCAGAGGAAACATTGGCTTGTAAATTATTGGATAGAGTAGCAACAGAGCCAGATAGAGAAATAACCTGATAAAACTGGAATATTGTTTCAGTGGCGATATATAAGATGCTGTTGTCATCAATCCCTGTGGTACTTGCTAATGTTAAGGTGTTTGTGCCTATTGAACCTGTCCCTGTAGTTGGCGTTGATTGGTCAGTACACTGAATAATTGTTACTTCTATTTTGCTATGAGCAGCAACAGTGTCACATATCACACCGTGTCGCGCCTTATCGTCGCCATCAATGATACCACCACCCACGAACGACAAATCGTTGCAACTGTATCGAGAAGTACCCGAAGCCGCGGTTCGTTCTGCATTATTAGCATTGCGCACCATCGTCATACCGGTTGTTAATGCTTTTATATATGAACCATTTGGTAAAACATAATCAACACCGTTATATAAAACAAGTGTTCTTGATATTGCAGTCTCACCAGTTAAATCAACAGTTAACCCAGAGTAATTAGTATAAGAGTCCGCAGCACCCATTAATAAATCAGTATATACCGATTCAATGACAACTTGTATGGCATCAAAAACATCTGAAGCATCCGTACCGTCTTGTTTCACACCATATTGAGCAGGGATAATAGTGTTTCCATTTTGCAATACAGCAATATTACCATTCGCTAATTCATGATCACCATAACCATCAAATGCTTGCGGGGCTACAATTAAATAAGTTGCGGCACCTCCATCACCTGCAGCGTAATAACCGCGTGTTTGTATATATAAACCCGCAGCTAATGAGTCTGCTTTCATCAAAGCTACACTGTCATAAATACCATCTGCTGTAAGAAGTTGTGGTGCTGCTGATACTTGTAAATCACCTGCAGTATCGAAACTTAAATGTTTACCTGCGCGATTTGCGGCATTTTTATCAATGGTAAAATCACCATCAATATCAATTTCATCAGATAATCGGAGTGCACGATCTTTAAAATCATTTTTCTGTTGGATTAAGATCGTCATCTTATCCATTGCATCTTCATGGACTTGTGGCTTGAACCCGCCTTGACTACGGAAAGCAGTCAGCTGTGTCTCTGCATAATTTGCACGAATGTACCAAATGGCACCCGTCGGCAAGTTACCTGCAACACGTGTAATGATACCGCCTGCGGCATTACCTATATTTGCAACAGTGTAATCAGTGTCAACTACTAATAAAGACCGTACACCTGCTGCAGTTGTTTCATAAACCTGCAGTTGAGTTTTATCAACAACTTTGAAACCGTATGAATATTGATCGGTAGTGTTGTTCCCGGTGTACGGTCCACTTGTTATATTAACGGTATTAATAGTCATAACTAATCCTCAATTCGATAATGTGAGTCTACCACTACTTTCTGGTTGGACCAAATAGTAATTCTCTCACGGTAAATTCTTCACCTTCTTCAATAACATCATATAAATGTTCACCTGAAGCCCATGCCTGGCTGACCCCCGGTACCGCTAATGCAACACCGGTTAGCTTGCTGGCATTTTTAACAGCACTCTTTGTAACCTCATCATCAGTGAACATGCGCTCACCGATTTGTTTATACCCCTGAATACCTTTCTCAATCACAGACGCGACCGGTGAACTGTTGTAACCATAGTCACCGAGTAAACCACCAGCAGCATCACGAACGAAAGGAATTGATGTCAACGGGTATAATGCTGTTTGAGTTAAAAATTTACTCAGACGCTCATCTTCATCATCAGGTTCACCCAATTCACCGCGCATTAACATTTCAAAGAACACGGGTAATGTGTATAAAAACATCAACTTAGCTGCAACAGTTGTACCTGAATATAATCCGCTACGACTACCTTTCACCACATCACGTCCTAAATTACCGAGTGAACTGAAAAACGTCATGAACATTGTCATGGTGGTAAGCAGCTTGCTTTGATTTCTGAGAATCGTTGCCATGTCTTTAGTGGCACCTGACCCCTGCAGGTTCTCAACAGCCCAATCAGCATAATTAACAGCTTTCGACTCATCACCTGACTCACTCAATTCTTTAGAATAAGCAGCGTGCCAGGTAGGTAAATCAACGATGTAGGTCTGAATCAGTGCGATATGTTTCATTGATGCTTCCTGCACTGCAGCCATGAAACCATGCTTACCTTGAATTACATTCATTGCATTTCTGATTTCACGATCCATTGTTTTAACACGATGGTTCATAACTTTAGATTTCTCAGCTGCAAATTCCCAACCTGACTGCATAGTATCAGTACTTCCTAATACATCACGCACTGCTTTCATGTACCAGCTGCGACCGATTGTTGTATAGATGCCTTTCACGGTAGGGCCCACACCTAATTCTGCAGCTGTAGTCAGTAAGCCATACACCTGCATGATGCCTGTGGACGCTTTAAAGCCCATGATACCGAGTGTTGTACCGAAACGTAACCGTTGAAATATCGAATCAATATACGTCTTCACAGGCTGCTGACGACCGTCTTTAGCAATATCATTCAACCATGGTTTGAGTTGTTTGAACTCTTCTTCACCGAGTACACCGGATATAGCATCAGCCACATCAGGTGCTTGTATCAATCGATTAACCTGGCGCACTGCATCATGATGGGTAATATAATGAATAGTCTCATTGAAGTGTTCAGGTACAACTTCCAAAGATAAATTGATACGGTCATAAAACCCTGTACGTTCATTTGTGGCACCTGCATTCACTGACGATTGAATGCTTGCAGTGTTGTTGAACATTGACTCAGTTTCAGCTTCACGCTTCTCAGCATTTTTCTCAGCTTTATGAGAGCGTTTAGGTGAGTATTTTACTGGGTAGTAGCCACCTCTGAATGTACCGAACTCATTTTCAATAGGAACAGCTTCAACTTTTGGTGGTGTTAACCCGGTAGTGCGACGGTGAACTTCAGCTAATTGCGGGTACAAGATATCCATCTGGTCCCATATTTGCTGAACTAATTCCCAGTCATTTTTGTTCATGTGTTTCAGTACAGCTTGTAACTTAGCATTATCAATACTGATGTCAGTATCAACATCTGGATCAGCCCAACCTTCACCGAGTAACATCTTCTTCATGTTACCTTGGTTACCCACATTCAATGCAACAGCAAGTACCTGGTGACCTAATAAATGATCTTCAATCTCAGGTATCCAGATTTTAGTCATGTGACGTTTTTGGTCAGCTTTAGTCCTGTTACGAATTGCTTCAATTACAGGTAACGCAACTTCATCAACCATTTTCATCTTGACATCGAGAGCGTCTGTGAACGGTTGTACCAGTATATCGTGACTCATCCCTGCACGTTCACCACCATCTAACCATGATGCTAAGAACGGTACCTTAGTAAGCTGTGAAGCCCACTTTCTGATGTGTTCCATAGCAGTAGCTTTACGCGCATCATCAGTGCGACTGCGACTTGACTTCGTGCTGAATCGTGCATCTTGCACGTTAATATGGTCAGTCCATTGGTCCTTCAATTTTTTGAAGTCAATCTCTTCTTGCTGCATTTTAATTTTATTAGCATAACGTGCAACATGTTCGATGTTCTTCACAGAGTCATTGATACCTTGTAAATCTGAGAAAGGTACATTTTTCCAATGAGTAACATAAGATTCATTCAATACTACATTAGCAATGACTAATCCATCACCGTCTGTTTCTGTACGTTCTTTCACCCATAAATTAATACTTTCAACTTGTTTGAGTGTTGCTGCTTTTCTGAACTCGAAACGACCGAGGATTTTATCAATCTGATCCATGTATCCGTTTTCAGCTTTCAACACTTCTTCACGGACTTTCTTTTTATTGTACCGGTTCATACGGTCAACAATTTTCACAGTCTCATTTTTAGCTTTAGTCGCTTCCATACCGAGATAGTAATTCATCACCTGGCGCATCTTAGCTTCAGCAGCAAGTTCTTTATTACCTTCTGCTAATGCACGCGCTGCATCTTGTGCTGCACGTACTTCTGCACGACGGTATTTAGCAGGGTGAATTTCTCTGAATGCCAACTTACCTATGTTAGTAGTTGCTAATTCTTTAATAGTCGCTCTGTCAATCGTCGGTGCATTCGTACCTTTAGCTAATGATTTTAATTCAGCAAGGATTAATTTACCACGTTCTTCATTCTGCACAGCTTCATCAGCTTCACGTTCAATGGTACCGTCGGTGAAGATGTCACCATGACGTTCAATCATTTTAGCTTCAGCATTTGTTTCAGCTTGCACTTTAATAGCCGGTGCATTAATCAAGTCAGCAATCATTTCAGAACCTGAGTTGTAACCGAGGAATGCTGCAGCTTCATCAGGGTGAACACCTTGCTGACCTTTTGCAGTCATACCGATTAAAGCCGGTGGAACGACTACAGATGTTTTACCTATCTTATTTGTTTTCTCTTCACCCGCCATTTCTTTAACAGTTGCATGGTCAAGTTTTAAATTTACTTGCTGAGATGTTTCTTCAACTTCAATTTTTTCTTTCTCAAGTGTTTCACTGACTGAAGCTAAAGCATTTAATTCAGCAGTTACATCCTGATCAACGAAGTCAGTGTCTTCAGATAACATGTCAAAGATAACTTCAAGTGCATCGTTAGCAGATAAATTACCACCTTTGTAACCTTCTTGATTTAACTTTTCAGCTACATCATCTGCAGTCATACCGCCTTTTTTTGGAAACAAAGGTTTACCGAATACTTTAACTTTATCTTTGAAGTGTTCAGGGTCAACACCTTCAGCCAGCATTGACTCACGATTCAACCCACCTTGTTTAGATAAGAATTGACCGACGGTATCATTTTCTTTAATGAGTTTTTTAACTTGCTTATTAATATCACCAAGTTCTTTATCTAACTCAGCAGTAATTTTCTTGAATTCACCTTGTGTTGATGGTGCTTTCAATCGCTCACGTGCAGCATAAACACGTTCTTTTTTCAGCGCGTCGATTTCTTCATCAATAATGTCAGACTTTTCTTCCTTCCACCATTTCTTAGTTTGACGTGTGAGTTGCTTAATTAGTTTGTTACGCAGTGTTTCAGACTGCACATCTTTTACTTTTTCTTGTTGCTGTTTGTATTTGATGAACTCTTCTTCAGTCATACCTGCCATAGCAGCATCAGTGAACATAGGTTCAACATGAGCACGTGCTTCAGCTGCAGCAATCTGATCTTCAGTTGCAACCAAACGGTCGAACACTGCACGCATCTCAGCATCCAGGTTGACGTTCAACTTACCTTTCATTGACTGGTAAATACGTGCTAACCAGCGTGCAAAAGTTCTGAATGCATTACGCAATTCAATTGAAGGTGCTTTACCTTCCATGAGGTATGTTTCAAATCCGCGTGCGAACTGTTCATGTACAGCACGACGGATACCATCATCACGTTCTTTATCACCTGCAGTACCTTCATCAAGGAAAGCAACTACATGACTCGGTAAGATGGTAGTGTTCGGTGCGTAATCATTAGCCTCTGCAGCAACATCTTCAGCATTGCGTTTGTACCAGTTGTTGATTGATTGCAGCATGTCAGTGTTACCGTCCACTTCCATCTCATACATGAAGTGTGCAAACTCATGTAAGAAGGTACTCAGATCAGCAGCTTCAGTCAGACGAATGACGCTGTTAGCAGGGTCATAATAACCGCGTGCTTCTTGTTTAAATATACTCGGATCAGTTGGATCGAATGTACCGATGTTCTCGGTTGATTTGATATTGGTTTTATTACTATCAAAAATATGAACGTGTGCCGTATCGGGTGACATGTTCATTGTTTCAAATCGTGCTTCAGCATTCTTTAAGATGATAGAATCGAACCCCATCTCTTCAATGACTTCAGCAATCATCTGAAAACCTATTATCTCACCTGTCTCAGCATCTTCAGCATAAGCATAGTCTTCACTACTACGTAAAAGATTTTCAATTGCTTCAGGTGTTGCTTCACTACCTAAGTCATAAACTGAACCTGATAGTTCAGCAGCTTCAACGCCATTACGACTTGCTACAGTTTGGATTGCTTCAGCTAATTCATTAGGTGTTTCAGATTCTATTTCCCATCGTTTTTCATCAATTTCATCTTCAAATTCATCACGACGTTCTTCTAATTCTTCAACAGTAATATCATTGTCTTCAGCAACCTGCTCCATTGCATCAGTCTGAATAGCTTCATTATCAACAAACTCAACCCATTCTGCATTTTCACCGATGACAAAAGGATTATCGACACGCACGAAAAGTTCCATTGTTTGATCAACACCACCGGATAATTCTTCACGTGCAATATCACGTGCTTCATCCATTTCTATTTCTTGTTCTTGCTCAATGCGTTCAGCACGTTGCTCAATGCGACTTGTTAAATCAGGACCTTCACCCGCATAATTATCAGATGCATCTTGCTCTGAACTGGTGAAGTAATTGATTGCGCCGAACTGACCTTCTAAATTCCCACGTTTAGCATCGAACACATCAAAGTCATGAGTTGTACCGTGAAATACTTTTACAACAGTAGGGGTGTCAGCTTTGAACACATAGTCATTAATATCATCAGACTCAACAACTTCACCCCCACCTGACCATTTCTTAAATGCTTCAGTCTCAGTTGATACAGGTTCCTGTGCAAACATCTCAGCAACATCACCGAACTCTTCTTGAAGTTCAGTCAACGTGTCACTTTCAAATGCAACAACCCAGTTCAAACCTTGAACCAATAAACCGTCATGACCTTCAGCTTTGAAGAACTCACGTTTAGCAATAGCTTCTTCAGCTGTCATACCATCAGTAACACTTTCAAATGTTTCTGCACTGATAACAAGTGGGTTTTTTAATTGAACTTTATGAACAGTAACATCGTTACCATGACGTGCAGCATTACCAACATCAGCGGTACCGGTGTAATGACCGAAGTATGCTGACGGTGTTTTCTTATCAATTACTTCATCAAGTTTTTGATCGTTGAGCTTACCTTCTGCGTCGTGCGCTCGATGAACGACGGTGACTTCTTCTCCACGTTCTGCTCTGTTGAACTCGGATAAAGCTTGTTCGTCAGTTCTTGCTTTCGCTTCTTCGATAATGGCTTGGTCACCGGTAACTCTTCGTCCACGATCTCCATCTTCTCGTTCAAGTATTTCATCTTCAGTTACTCCTGGTTGTTCTAATATTGTAGCACGTTGTGGAACATAAGTGTAGCTGATAGGTGGAGTATAAGGTTTACCTTCAAATTGAAGTGTCACATCTTCCTTATTAAGCCATTCAATTTTTTTATAGAACGGTTCAGCAGATGTAGTTACATCAACAACTGATAAAGTTTTACCTGTTAAATCAGCTTGTTTTTTAAGTGCTTCTAAAACTTGTGTACCGCGACCTGTACCTTCAGCTACAACTGCTAAGTCATCAGGTGTTTTAGTAGCAATACCAGTGACATAGGTAGCATCAGGTTCATCTCTGACATCCAACTGAACAACAGCATCATCGAAAACAATTTCAGATATTTCACCTAAATCTTCATCAGTTCTACGGGTACGAATTTCACCGCCTAATTCTTCAGCTACAAAGTCAGTAGGTTCCTGACTCAACACCATCTCACCGGCTTGACGTGCAACTTCACCTGTCTGTGGTCCTTCAATAACTAAACCTGCATCACTGTAAACTTGCTCAACTGTTTTACCAGTACGTTTAGCTTGAGCAGTGGCCCATGCAGGGACGATTTGAGCCATGATTGATGCATTCGCAGGTGTCACAGCACCCGTGTCAACCAGCTGGTCGCGTACCTGTGTGAATATCTCTTGAGCCTGTACGTACTCACTGGTGTTAGTCTGTGCTTCTTCCATCAAATTCTTGATGTAATTTTCTTGTTCTTGCTTCACTTGTTCCTGGCGAAACGGTGCAACAGTCTCACCACTCATGGTCATGCTGTCACGCAATGCATCAAAGTGTTCAGTACCTGCAACATCAGTAGCAAAATCAGCAACCGGTATTTGAATATCATTACCTTGCTCGGATGCTTCACGTACTTGCTGATCTAATAATGTTAACGCAGCATCAGCTTCAATCTCTTCAGTGGTGAACGTCTGCATGTACAATGAAGTCTGTGCACCATCGATGAATACATTAGTGTTATTATCACCGTCAGCTTCTTGAACAAATTGTTTAAATGACTCTTTATCACGTTCACGTAATTTTGATTCAGTAGATTTAGCATTAAGTTCATCAATTTTATTTTGCTCAATATCACCTTTTGTTTCTTTCTTCTGTGTATCTTGTGTTAATGACTCAATACCTTTACGAACACCAGTCGCCGCTGCTATTTGTGCACCACCTGCCACAACAGTAGCAATGGCAGTAACAGCTTGACGACGTGCTTGAATGTTAATCATGTCTTCAATTGACTCAGCTGCTTCCATCTCTTTATCAAGACCGAAATTATATGCATTTATAGACTGACCCAATGTTGCAATTTGCTCTGTACCCATTTCTTTGACTAAAAATTCTAATGCAGATTTCTTCAACCCGGTGCTTTTTCCGGTCAGGATTTTCTCAAGAACACCTGTAGGTAACAATTCGGTACCCACTTCAATAGCCGCATCGATAGCACCAAACCATTGTGCTTTATCAGGCTCTAACCCTTCAGCACGTGCATCAGCATAAGAAGCACCGTAAGTCTGAACACCCATTGACATGAGTAATGGAGCAGCACGACCACCCGATAAGAGCATAAGCCCCATACCAGGTGCCATATTGATAAGTGATTCAACACCACCCCTGACACCTTGCTCAAGTAGATTAAGATCATCAGGTGATAACTGTTTTGTTTTTTCTTGTATTGTACGAATATCAGTAATGAGTTTATTAACACCTTCTTCTTTAGCTTGTGCAAGCTGCTCATCCGTTTCAATGCCAAAACCCTTAGCGTATTCAACAGACATCATCTGAGCTTCTTGAGGACTGATACCCGCGCCAGGTGGGAACATATCGAATGGCATTAAATCTTTTCTACGGTCAGGTGTTTTATCAGCACCTGCTAATAAAAGACCTTTAGCTTGTGTTTCAAAACCTAGCTTCGATGTTTCACCGAGGTTCTGGAATGTTTTACTGAAATCGAATATCTCTTCAATCGACTGCAAAATATCAACATCATCCTGGGCAACAACAGAATTATCGAAGTTACTTAAAAATCCCGTAGTCTTTGGGCTACGTTCTGTGACATTGCTAAAATCAACTTTATCAAGATTGAATTTTTGTTCAACACTTTCATCAACTGCAAACGCAGGTACACCGGTGTCTTTAGACAGCTGACGTTGTTTAGCATGTTGATCAGGATTGATTTTCATTGCTTCACTCATATTCGACTGAAGCGTGTTCTTGTCGTTTTCGTCACTTAGAGTTTCAATATTATCAAAATCCACTGATTCAAAATTCATTGCCATTATTTTGTCGCCTGTCTGTATGTGCTAAGAATTGTATCAATTGTTACAGGTTTATCTTTTGATTCCAATATATTTGTTACTTCTTGGAACGATTCTTCACCATGTTGAGTAACAAATTTAGACAATTCAGAAACTTGCTCTGGTGGTGTGTTACTCAAATCAATGTCAATATCAAAGGCTAAGAAATCAAATCCTAATGCAGAACGCTCAACAACGAATCGACGACTGAAGTCAGCAAGTACCGCATCAACTTCAGTAGGTGTTAACTTACCGCCTTTAAGGTTTTCAGCTTCTTCAATGGAACCTTGAACAGTAGTCATCAACCCTTGGACTTTTTCAGATTTAGCTTTATTACCTTTCCATGTAGATTTTTTACCGAAAAACTGTTCAGCAATCAAATTGGTTTTCTGTGAAGCAGTTTGTACTGATGTCACACTTTGACCTTTCTTAGCTTTATCAACAGCAGCCCGTAGTTTAGAAACATCTGCAGGTGCAAAAACATCAGCATAGTCAGTGGCATTAACATCTTTAAGCTGATTACGCGGTAATGTCATTACGGTATTAAATTTAATTTGGTCAGTCGTTGTATGTTTACCGGCTAATAAATTGTTACGTTGTTTAGATGACATACCTTCCCATGCTACAGGATTCTGTGCTTGAAACTCACCTGCAGTACCACCTTTATTAAAGTGCTCAATACCTTGTTCATAGTTTTTAAGCTGAAGTTCTTTGTCAGCTTGCACCTTACGATTGTATTGTGTCATTGATTCAGTCATTGTTTTCTTCTGAAGTTCAGGATCTTTAATCTTTTTCACTTCATCAATGATTTGATTTTTACTGTCATATTGGTCAACTAACCGGTTAGCGGTTAATGTTGCAGCAGTTGCATCAGTTTGAGTCTTTTCAAGTTTTGCTTTCTTCTGGATTGCAGTTTCAATTTTGACTTTATCAGGACCTTCTAATTTAGATCCGTATTTTTCTAATGCTTCCTTACCTAATGCTGCACTACTCGCTGTAGCAGCTTTAATAGTTGAGCTTGCAAAAGCTGATTCAAATGTTTGTAATTTCTCAGCTTTAGCTTCAACACTATCACCCAGCATGTCAGATGCATCAATAATAGCCTGTCTTCCTAACACACGTTGAACACCTAATGCTTTAGGATCATCCCAATACAATGAAGAGTTCTCAAGTGAATTTTCAACTTGTGCTTCAATGGTGGATATCTCCCATGCTTTCAAACCTTTTGATGCATGACGTGCAATATCAACATTGCTTTTTGCAATATGTTTATCAGCAACAGCATTGAACATTTTTTTAGCTTCTGGATTTAATGAGTCACCGTAAGTCTTTTTTAATTCTTCAAGTGTTTTTGTTGTTGCTATTGAATTATCATAAGCATTCTTACCCTGGGTATTAAAGTAACCGGTATCAGGGTTAAAGAACGTATCATTTTTATCACGTTCAAAATTCATCACAGCTTCTTCAGCTGATGTGGTATCAATTCGAGTTTTTATGTTGAAGGTAGCTTCAGCTGCAGCAGCAAGACCCGTGGCAACGTCGCCACCGAATGCAGCAGTAGGTGCACTGCGTGCTGTAGGACCTGCTACAACTTGTGACTGTACTTGACTAGGTTCGTATTGAACTATCTTAGGCATGATTTATCCTACTTTGATTGCTGAACTATCAGGTGTGAGCCATTTATCAGCCACACCTGTGCTGGCAATACTTGACCCGCCTTTGAGTAAACTACCAAATGCTTTATTCTTTCCAGCTATTTGTGCGTACTCACCTTCACTTCGAGTTAATTTTGATTGAGTCATCAATGAACCCGCTTGGTCAAGTGCACCACTGCGAATACGTAATGCATCTGCTTCACCGAGTGTGGCTGTGTCTTCTTGTAACTGGAATGCTGTACCTGAACCGACATCGACATTGAGTGCACCAAGTTGTGCTTTTTGTTGTGCTTGAAGTCGTGCAGTTTTTAGTCGTAATACGTTCTCTTTTTCAACACCTACATCGACAACTTTTTGCGCTGTGTTTTCACTCACACGCGCATTGTACTCAGCTTTACCTTGTTCAAAGTCAGCCTGGTCACTTGATGCTTTCATCTGCATAGCAGTTGAAGCTATTGTTGTTAATATCATTGCCGTTGGTGTACACATGACTTATGTTCTCTCAATATAAAATTTATGAAAAAGTTCTTTCTCACACCCGTATGGTTCAGGGTCACATAAAATAAACCCTATCCACTTGAGCCATTTAATGCTGACTTCATTCTTAGAATGTACATAATTATACAATCTAGGGCAAATACTCAACATCTGAGTCATTACATCTGGGACCTCAGTAAAGAATTTCTTCTTATACTTTAACGCGGTATCGGTTCCTAACATCCATGGTATACCGTTTCCAGATAGTATGTCACGTATTACTAACCCCATCATAACACAAGGTTCGTCATTTATAGTGATCACCACCGTGTACTCTGACATCTTCCAGCTGCTCATCAGGGCCTCTAATGGTGTGAAGTTATCTGAAGCCCAGACTTCTTCAACATCAGCCTGACGCATGTTTCTCGCAATCTCTTCCACCAATTCAACGGTGGGTTTGACATATTTAACTGTCACCCACATCAACCTCTGGAATTACAGACAATATCGCCATGGGTAAAGGATCACGTTGCTCAATACGAACCCCGCCGCCTTTGCTCCATTGTGGGTCAATAATCACTTCTTGCTTGAATGTTCTGAGTGGTATGACACCATAATCATCTGACTCAAATCGTGGTTTAATTTCTTGATAGTTCACGGTGGTATCGCTGGTCAAATCAACCCGCGCACCAACCCAGCCGCCGCGTGACTTCTCCACTTCAATGTAAACTTTAGACACTGACACTGATTTTGCTTTCAAGGTATCAGTGGCTGATGCAATATCAAGGTCAAGTAATTCAATAGCAGGTATATACTGTAAGCCAATATGAATTTTGTTCGCTGGTTCATCAAGAGTTATGGACCCGGACGCTACTGTTTTATCCTCAACAACAAGACCGTCAGCCAATATAACCACATCTTTTGCTTCAAGGTGGTCTAATCCTGATACTGTTGTTATCACTTTGAGTACTGTACCACCTGAAGTATATGCTGTGAAAGCGGTACCATCGGTGGTTGTTAGCTCAAAAGTATTAGTAGCAGCATTCGCAACGACATAAACATTGTCATTTAACTCAGTCATACCCGCTACGTCTTCAATACGAACACTGTCACCATTGACGAACGGGTGTGCTGTGGCAGTGATAACAACAGGATTAGCCTGTGTTGCACCGGATATAGTCGCAGTTACACCGTTGTAAGATAAACCTGAGTCAACGTAAAAACAATCTTCAACAGTCGTTTGTTCACGTTTCTCGAGTCTTTCAACATAACGAACAGTGGAACCGTTAACAGTACGTTTAACAATAGCATACAGAGCATCACGACCATCTTCACTTATTGTTGCAACGGATTCAAATTCACCATCGGTAACGTGTTGATGCCAACCCCATACTTCGTGTTCACGTTGGTAAGTAAGCCCTAACAGCACACCGTCGTCACGAACACACCACAAAATACCATAGGGTTCGTTAGCATACGCCATTTCAATTATGGTGTGACCTTCAAACAAATGTTCTGACATTATAGATAAATCATTACCGGTGTATTTATCACTACTGAACTGGTACCCCAGGTCACGTAAGCGTGCACCTTTTTCTTGCAGGTACAGTGCAGTACTGTTGATAACAACAGGTTTAACCCATGATGCACCGTTATAAGATTGTGGTCTGATACCAATCGTCGATGGTGTTAATACTTTATCTTGACCTTCGCTTGCGATCCATTCACCGCCTGATGTCAATGCAATTAATATATCGAGTGCTAATAAATGTCGTATCTCATTAACCTGCTGTGCAGCAATAGTGAATGTGATTGCATCATCATCACGCGCAGGATTTGAAGTGCGTAACGAATTAAAATTAGCTACTTGTGTTGTGAACACAGATTGCGGTTCATTATTAGTATTAGCATATATCCTACGTTGTTGAAAATAAGTAACAACAGCCGGTTTATTGTCAGCACCAGTAAAAGGTTGACGGTCTTGCGGTGGTGCATCACTTGTAATTGGTGCAGTATTATAATCTTCAAAGCTGGTGTTATTAGAATCACCGATCCAACCATAAATTTGTGTATCGTTCGATGGGTCTTTGTAAACACGGTAATAATCAGCACCCGCGACAGCGTTCCAATCTAGGCGAATACCACCGGTTGTTGATAATGACCCCGTGGTGATTGTTACTTCAGCTGACGCTAATGACTCAATACCGTTAGCATCAACAGCTGTAATTACATAAGTGTATGTTTTCTCAAAAGCACTGAAACCTGAACCGATGGTTGTTACACCTCCTGTACGAGTTGCAGTGCCGCCTGATGTATAAGCAGTGTGAGTCGTAGAATCTTCATCGACTAACTCGAAAGTGTTTGCATCCAATACTGTGATTTTAAATGATCGACCATTAACTTCTGTCATGCCGACAACACCGGAGATATCGACGGTGTTACCTGTAGAAAAAGTGTGTCCTGTAGCAGTCACAACAGCAGGATTAGCTTGTGTAATACCTGTGATGGTCTTAGCAAGACTACTAGGGAACGTGGGTGCAGTGACTGTTGATGCATAATTATTCGAAACTAATGTCCAGTTGTCGTCAGCTAATCTGTTTAAATTAGCATCATCATGACTTGGATGAGCAATGGTCATCACATCAGCAGATTGTGTATAACTTAATCGTGATAACTGAGCTTCAGTATAAGGAGTTACTAACTCAAATAAAGCAGGACCTGCACCCGCTAACACGTAACCACCATCTTTGATGACACGCATTTTCAAATGTTCAAATACAAGTATGTAAGTTTGTTCAGTGTTGAAGCTGAAAGGAATTAACCGCCCTACTTTTGATGAGTCATCTAACTCACCGGTGAAACGGAACCCAGGTCGTGAATACACACCCCCTTGTGAACGTACAAAGAAATTTTCACATAGGTTCAGACCATTAGTGTATTTTGCAATATCTGCTCTGGCTTGTAATGAAGGGGATAGTTCACCCGCTGTAAAACTACGTTGAATAGTTTGAGGCACAATTATCTCCTGATTGTTTCAAATTCACTTAAATCCGGTGCAAAATATTGTTCATTGAGATCATCAGCTTCAGCTGTTGCAAGATATTCTTTATACATCTGCAATGAATCACTGCGTAACTGTCTGCCTTTTTCAACACCGACAATAGGTACCGCTATCTCAGATGCAAGTAAATGAGAGAATGCTAATATGAAATTGTTTGAAAATAAGTTTGGATCAGTAATGTTTGCAATATAATCAATACGCAAGTCTGACTCATTAGCACCGATGACTTTATTATTGTCGAAGTTGAATATCTCGTAAGACACTTGTATACGTCTATACGGTAATAATTGACTGTCTAATGCTCTTGAAACTGAATCAGCATCAGCATTGAGTAATTGTTCTTGTGCTCCAATTAAACGATTGATTTTAAAACAATCGACCGGATATTGATAAGCATACACCCAATTGAATATTTCAGTGGTCAATAAAGACAACCCTTTAATCTTATGTGCAAACCCCCACGGCACTTCAGTGAGCAACATGTCACGAATGATGTTGTATTTTAATTTACATATTTGTGCCGGTAGACTAGCCTCATCAAGACTGTTGATGCTACCGGCTCTAATATTAGACAAAGCCATGTTGCAGATTTCAACTTCACTTGTCATTATTATCACCGTACATTTTATTCACGCGGGTATCGTTATTTGTAGTCGTGTTCACTGCAGTTAACTGTAATGACACAGATTTACTTGAATGTTCTTCACTGTCATGCTCAGATTTACTTTGAACATAAGCAAGCCCACGCACTTCAACAACATCACCGACTGCAAGTTTACCTAAACCCAAAGAATCAACCATGTCATCATCGAAGCTGATGCTGGTCCCGTAAGGATAATTTTCGTTATCAGGACAACATAACGCAGTTGACTCTGACTTATTTTTCTTAATATCAATTAAATCATCAGGCATGGTACACCTCTTAAAGTGTTTCTACGTTAGACTTCCCAGTAATAGCATCTTTCACTTTACCTAAGAACGAAGTCTCACCTTCACCACCTTCAGTTGATGCAGCTTTAAGTTCTTCTTCATCTTCTTCAGCTTTCGCTTTATCAAGTGCTTCTTGAGCTTTTTCAGCAGCTTCACGCTTCGCTTTAAGGTCAGCTGACTCTTTAGGCATTGGACCTAACCATTTCGGCATCGGGTTCTTTTTTGTGAACGGTTTATCTGTAGTCAATACAGGACGTTTACCCCGTGGGTCATACATCATACCGTTGTAAAAACCTTTTTCTAAAACTTTATATTGTGGCATGTTTATCACTCCAAATTATTAAAAGAAAAACAGGCTACCCCTTGTGGGTAATTAAGCGTCAGCTAGTTATTGCGTAGCACCTGTCATCTATTTACTGATTAAGCACCCGTGACGTTAGTCTGGACACCCATGACGATACCTGCTGTGACTGTACCTGCATTCAAGTTTCCGGTACCACCAACAGTGTAGCGGATACCCAGATAACGAGCAGTACATTCATTTGGAAGAACCTGCACTGGTATCTGATACCCTGCTACCAAGTCTGCTTCTGCAATAACCCCTGAACTATATAGAACCGTAGGTGAGGTAGCTAAGTTAGCAGTACTGTCACATTCAACGGTAAAAGTTACTGTACCATCATCAGCAGCATTACTCAGATCTGCGGTGACCTGAATTAAAAGTGGAATGGGGTTACCCTTACCCACGTCTTGATTCAATGCAGCAGCAGCACCATACGGTGTGCCAGCTACGCCAAGGTCGATGACATTTGTAGAAATCGCAGTAGCTGTGATTGCTTGGTCATCAGAAAATATTTGTTGAGCTGAAAAAATCATAATTATGATCTCCTTAATTTTTAAAAGTAGGTAGGGTTTCCCCTACCACTGATGTACCAATACTTAAGCTACTAACGCTTCAGTGTTGATGATTGCATCGGTTTCACGAATTGGAATACCGCGATAAGTCATTACTTCCTTACCTTCGATTTCCATAGGCTTTAACCGTACGAAACTGTCTGAAGTACCAGCATTTGTAGATAATGCATCAAGTGCTTCAAGTACATCACGGTTACAGTAGATACAAATCTTACCACCTGCAACACGACGGTTCTGCAATTTGTAGTATGCCTTACGCATGAAGTCATACAATGCAATTGAACCAGCTGCAATAGCTGATACATCGATGTTGGCAATACGCGCCACATAACGCCAATCTTTAACTGCAAGACCAATGTGCCATGTGAACATTTCTTCTTTCGCGTAGTAAGCATTACCTGAACTATCAAGTACACGTTGCTCACCCTTGTCATCACGCTGTACACCAGCACTCGTACCGCTTGGATACAACAAGTTACACTGGTTATCACCCCAGGTAACGAACCAGATAGACGTGTTATCAGAACCTGTACCACCTGCTAAGATAATCTGATTACCATTAGCTGCAGTTGTGTCATTGAATCGTGGAGCAAGCCCCATGAATTCTTCTGGATCTGATGCACTGTTACCGTAAATCAGCTTAGTCGCAACTTCTTGAGCCATGGCTTCAAGATACGATTGAGCTTCAGATAAACGTACAGCACCTTCATTTGTAGATAATTCCAACAAACGCTTGTCAACGGTACTTAAACCTTCAACAAAACCAGTGGTGTCTTCAACTTGAGCCTTTAAGCCTTTGCTGTTTGGGATACCTTGATACAACTTACCCCATGTAACAGACGGTAAACCTGAACGAACTGTGTGCAGGTGAGTGGTGCCCTTGTTGCATTCGACAGCAATCGCGTCGTCAAGCATTGGGGTCATTTCCATCAACATTTCAATCACGGGTACAAATTGACCGCGACCGTCTTGTGACTTATAGATATCGACTAAATCGACAAAGCTATTTCCTAGAGTAGCCATAATGTGTGTTCCTCTTTAATTTAAGAATCGTTTGGATAAAGCAAATCAACTCGGCTTTTAGCTTGAGATGTAGCAGCACCAGGTGAACCCGGTACATCTTCTTTCAGCGTCTTGCCAACTCGAACCATAAACCGGACGACTTCAGGGTGGTTACCCACACCTTGTTCTTCCAGCAGCTGTTTCAGTTCTGGTGTTCCATATTGAGAAATAGCAGCTTGTGCGACTTTGACATTTTCAGGGAAACTGTCTCCACCGATTTCACTGTCATTCTCAGTTTGGGTACGCCAGTCAGTCATCAGCTGGTTGAAGTCGTTGACCTGTTTCTCAGAACCCGCCTGGACTAACTTTGCTTGAAGGTCAATAATTTGCTGAGACTGCGCTTGAGTCAACCCTAGTTCTTTAAAAACTGGAATTGCTTCAGTTAAAGCAGCCTCATCAATTTGCATTCCTTCAGGCATAGCAAAGTCGGCATAGGTGTCTGGAACCACATCACTACCTTCTGCACCAGCATCTGCATCACCATCAACAATGGGGTTACCATCATCATCAAGTTTTGCACCATCAACAATGGGGTTACCATCGTCATCAAGTTTCGTTTCAGTACCTGTTTCAGTACCAGCGTCACCGGTTAAAACTGTTGAATCGTCTGCAGTTGCTGCAGGTGTACCGCCGTCACTGTCATCTGTTGACTCGTCGCGGTATTTACGTGCTAATAATTGTCTGTATGTAAACATTTTGTTTTCTCCGTCACCTTGTTAAATATTTTCTTTCATCATTTTAATGTACATATCAGGTGCATACTCTTTCAAATCTTGATCAAGTCGCAACCCGTTCTGTCTCTTCCCCGCATTATACGCATGCTTAATGGGGTCCATATCGAATATGTTCTCAAAAACACCGGCTTCTTGCAACTGTTTCCACATATAGTTACGCATTCCCTCATTTTTCATAAGGTTCTGCACCGCTAACTCTTCAGGGTTATTCGGTGTTTTTGCGTGTTCTTCACTCATGGCGCAACCCCGGCACCTTCCATCATCACATCAAGGGCAGTACCGTCTTCACCGACAGGTGTTTCAGATGCTGTCTTTGCCATTGCAGCCATTTGTGCTGTTTGTTCCATTGCAGCCATTTGTTGTTGCATTTGTGCTTCAGCTTGAGCAGCTGCTGCAGCATCAGCATCACTGACAACCATTGAAGGATTAACACCCAACGCTTCAGCATAGTCATCAACACTTTGATTAATGTTAATTTTATGACGTGCTTCAGGCCATACGTTTGCAACACCTGCTGTAAATTCAGCCATACGGTCAATTGCACCTGTGTTAACAAGACGTTGTGCTTGTGCCAATACTGATACATATTCCACATTAAGTTCTTTATCTTGCAACTCAGGTGGTGGTATAGGTAATACACCGTTACGTTGTAGAATGTTGAACACACGGTCAATAGCAGGATCAAGTAACTCAGTATGTAAACGCTCAAGTACCGGGCCTAACATCAACAATTTCTCTTCATGCTTCTCAGCAACTTCACGTGCAGTAATTTGACGACGGTCAGTATTAGCCAGCATCAGGAATAAATCTTCATAGAACCCACGCTTAACACGATCCTCTACATTAAATATTTCTTCTTTGATTTGCTCAATCTCAGGACGGTAATGCTCATACACACTACGAAGACCACCGTTATTAGAGTCAGAATGCCATACAATTTCATTCGGTTGTAATTGGTCACCCTTCATCTTGTTCTTCAGTGTTGAAGGTCCCTGTAATGGTGGACTTACAAGTTTATCAATCGCTTGATACTTACGACGTTCAGCCAGCTGCAATGCTTTTGTATCACCGATAGTCGTGATGCCGGGACAGTCTGTAGCATAGACATCTTCTCCGGTAACATCCCAACGTGGTGACACAATAGGGTATTCCTGGAAACCTGATTCACGTAAGAATTGACCTTCTTTATTCTTGGCACCCTGGTCATGCTCATAATAAACAGAACGAAACGGCATATCAGATGCTTTAACACTTTGACGGTCACGATCATCATTAGGTTCAATAGCATGGACAATCTTCACCCATGCTTCAGTGTTCCCGTCTTCCCATTGTTTCTTCACAGACTCACTGACTTTATCAATACCGAACTGCTTAACAACCTGACCAACACTTAATTCATATTCACGGTATAACGTATCATTGACGTTCTGACCATCCATACCCAGCATATAACTACCCACTGTATACGGTTTACACCAGATGACGTTCTCAAAGTCTTCATAGATACCCATTGATGCGGTACCGAACACACCGAGTTCTGAATACAATTGATGCAGTGAGTTATAAAAATTTGATGAAGAAAATACTTTGTACATCACATTCTGAACATCATACAACCACTGCTTCACTGCAGTAACGTCATCCAGCTTCTTGTCACCTGAACCTAATCTGAACCATGGTCGTGCAGGTGATGTGATACCGGACATCATACCAGACGCTAATGTGCGTGATGATAAACGTGACGTATTGTTAATCTGTTTAGTATTGCGCTTGAAGCCTTTGTTACGGTCAGATGTCAGGAATCGCCCACGATGTGCCAGGTGATAGTCTGATAACTCACGCCATAAAGGTAAGAACGATGTACGTTCAGACTTCAATGCTTCAAGTCGTTTGTTATAACTTTTAATTGTAACCATTAGGTGAACCTCATAATTCATACCAGAAGAACTGATAAATATAATTAATTGTTACAGTATCATTATTTGTTAGCTTTAATAGATAAGTGTTTCCACCGTCGATAATCCACTCTCCTGCTATTCCTTCTGTACTTCCTGTTGACTTCTTATCACCGCTACCCACAATCCCGTCAATATATAGTCTGTCCCCGTCACTTGTTACGGTAGGGTTTGCATAAACAGCTGATGTTGATACTGTGGCCGAAAGTCTATTTCTATTTAATGGGGTTAATGCTGTTCCGTTGGCTGTAATTGTTGGGTTTTCAAAAAGCTCGATATCTACCGGCGCACCATCAGTAAGAAATTTGTAGTCTCTCCAATGTATAGGAGTAGATGGATCTATTAAAAAATAATGTGATTCAGTGGATAATAAGCCCGTTATCTTGTTTGATAATTGAAAACCTTTACCCTGGTGAATCCTTGCGTGTTCTGATTCTATTGTTATGACTGCGCCTGAATACGGCTCGATAACACTGTCACCGTTAGTATCTACAATTTCTGTAAGTACAGGTGCAGTCTCACTCACAATCAGTGATGACTCTTCTGACATAGCCAGCACCCATACATTTGTGTCAAGTGAGTTGAATTGCAGTGGTGCATCTTTACCGGCGAGAATATGGAATTTATCAGTGTCATCAGCAGGTTTCAATGCACTCAGTGCAATGCGTACCTGATCACGTTTAGCCTGTAACGTAATAGGGTTCAACGCAGTGTTCACTTGAACATACTGCGTTTTATCTAAGCTGACTGACACTGTAGGCATGTATTATTGACCTAACAATGTTTTTGCGACAGGTGCAGCACCGTCTTGTATACCACGTGCACCGGTGAGAATTGTACCTGTCCCGGTACCACCTGCTCGACGACGACGTGCTGCGTCATCTGTTGCACTCGTTCGACTTGTTGCAATTGACGGTGCAACAGGGGCACGCGCCGCTTCAGGTGTTTTTTCCGGTGGTGGTGTTGCTTGTGGTGAGCGACCTACACACATAATATTATCCTCATGCTTACAGTAATATAATTAATTACTTTAATACTATCACATATTCTAGTCCATGCAATCAAGTGGGTCATAATCAACATTGCTCTGGTTACGTATCGGCACTGCAGCATCCATCATTCCACGTTGATATTCTAATTTTGGCACCATATATGCAAAGGTCAGATACAGTGAGTCAGCCCAGTCAGGTGAGCAATGGATACGCTTCTTCATGTCTTTCTTCTTCTCAAGCACCAGCTTATCCTTGTCATCATGCCAGTAATCACGTGATGTGAGTTCTTCTTCAAGTTGAGGATCATCAGGTATCGCACCCCCATCCATGAGCCATTGACGACAGCGTGCACCCATTTCAGCTGTTTTATTTGCATAATGCTTCTCATCATCAGCTTTACCACCGAAATTGACACCCACGACGGTGTAACCCAGCTGATTGAGTCTATCCAGCATGGGACCACCCATCCCTGTTTCATCAAGGAATGACATGTCAGGCTTGTGTCTATCAAGCAACATAGCTATTTTGCTGATGACTTCCATGGAGTTGCGTGACTTCTCACCAGGTATTCTGTACGTCTTCTCAGATTTAGCATCCTTACCGCGTCTGAATGAAATCATGCAGTTATCATCACCACCACGTGCAACATCGATACCGCATATCAATGGATCATCACCGAGATATCGACCGATACCCCGCTTCTGTGCGTCATAAACAACATCTGACGGTATGAACTGAGTATCACCTGCACGTGGGAATCGACCGAGCACACGTACTCTAAAGAAATCCGAATCTTCACCCCAGTCATCTTTCCACTGGTTAATCAATTTTTTGTTGGTCATCTTAGCAGTGCGACTGTCAATCTGACGTGTTGACCATCTGTGTTTACTTCGATTGAAGCATTCTCTGAACTTACCGGTGTTACGTGTTGGATTGCCGAACACAAAGAACATCGGCTCACCATCAGTCAGCCCACCTTCAGCAACTTCCCATATCTTGTCAGGCACAGCTGATGCTTCATCGAACAAATAAAATGGTGTTGAGTTTGCTGAATGTAACCCGGCGAATGCTTCTGAGTTCTCTTCACGACATGTTTGAGCATCAACACGCCATGATTCAGGCCAGCTGTGATGATACAGCGACATGGATGCACGACCGTTATTGTACTCGAACCAGTGACCAACAACACAGCGTGACCGCCACTTACCAAGCTCACCCCATGTTTTCGTGCGTAACTGATCAGATGTATTTGCTGTGACGATACCTTTTGCGTATGGCCTGGTGGACATTATCCACAGTATCAGCCATGCAGTCAGTGCAGACTTGCCGATACCATGACCTGATGCAGTTGCTTCACGTATAGGGTCGACCGGGTTAACACCGTTGAATCCACGCTCTAATACTTGCTTACCGATATCAATGAGTGTTTCACGTTGCCAGGCATCAGGACCTTCAAAACCTTCAAGCTCACCGTAACCCCAATCAAAGGCCCACAGGACCCAACCATACGGATCAGCGTAATACTTTGAGCATTCATCAGCTAAGAGTAAATCGATTTGACCAACGGCATATTCACCACTGGATGTCATTGCAGATTTTATTGTTGCCACATTATCACCTGTGAATTAATAAGGAGTCTCATGAAGTGTACTCGCACAGTATGTGGTGACGGACATAAAGCAACTGACACCCCATGAGACAGGGTGACAGCGTATCACAGCTTATTAGAAGAAGGAAACATCATCATCAGGTTTATCACCCTCATGTAGCCTCTGACGACCTCTCTGCAAGCGTGCCATTATTTCTTTATCTGAGTTCACTTCAATCTTCTCAGCAGCATAAGCGTCAACCATCTTGTGCTTGGCAACAATACCCAGTGATGTGTTGCTTGCTGATATGTTCCCCTGTTGCCTGGCAATCAGATGATTATCAACTGCTTCCATCAACACCCACTCTGCATCAATGTGACTTGCTTCAAGTCGATGCTGCAAAATAACATTCAACGCTGATGCAATGTGATCTTTCTTCAGCAAGGAATAACCCGTGTCCGGTTCATAACCTGCAGCACGCGCAGCACGTCGTGCATCATGATCTTTTGAAACCTCGATGACGAAGGTTGCTTCTTTAGGCTTCAGACCTGTTAGGTCCTCAATTGTTATTCTTTGTGGCATGGTTAATTACTTACCTTCAGGTCGCTTATTCAAACCTGCATCAGCTAATAATGTGTTCATATCATCGACATGCAAACAATCACATAAGCAAGCCATTGTCACATTACCGCCGTGAATCGGTGCAATAGAACCATTACAATAATCATTACCTGGTACAGCATCAAATAAAACACCGACTACACCGATCCCATTCGAGACATCAACAATCTTGTCACCGTTATTTGCTTCACGTCCATTTCTATAATGCATTTCAATTTACTCCTAAGTTAAATTAATTAGACCTACAGCACACCGTAATGTGGTGTTTAAGATTCAATCCACTGCAGGTCTAATTAACTATAGCATAGCAAATTACCATTGAAACAGTAAAATTTTGAACGCTGTGCTCACGTAAGTATTGTTTTAGCAGGGGAAACACCCACTTACGTGCCACAATGTAACACTGAATAACCCTACAATATAAAGTAGTTCATTCACCATAAACGCTGTGAGAGTGAACGCCAACCGCCAACCTCCAACCATATTTCCAAGTCCAAAGTTTAAAGTGAAGACATGTTCATTTTCATCCTCTACCAATATTCGTTTTAGGTTAGTAGGTTGGCGTTATAGGTAAAAAAGCTATACCCAGTAACAGTTTCCGAACGCCAACCTTCTACACAGGTTGACTGCAGGTTGGCGGCGGTTGGCGTTCACTCTGTAGACGTTTTACCTTACATATCAGTAACTTAACCTGCAACTGTGCTTCACAGCATCAACACGCTCTGCGTCACGGTTAAAAAGTAACAATATTGACCCTACTTTTAGAGTGCGTCAAACGTAACGCTAACCTTTACGCAGGGTTGACTTCCATATTACTGCCACTGTGTTATACTCTTAAAACACCCACAGGAGGACATAATAATGCTAACTCAAAGTAGAATTAAACAAGTAATAGTTTATTTCAGACACACCGGTGAAGTAATTCATATAGAAAATGATACTGTTATTAAAGACGAAAATATGTGTGTCGATAACACAATATACCCCGTGAAAACTTTAATCTGGTTGTACATGACAGGTGATTTCGTATTCACACCTGTATTCACAAGAACCGGTCGCCTTGATGATTTATCGTGGAATAACTTAACGATAGACGAACCGTTCAGCGTGCCACGTGGTATGAACAGACGTAATGTATCAGGTTGCACTGGTGTGGGTTGGCGTAAACGTGAACAAAAATGGGTTGCTACTATCACTAGAAATGGTGAAAAGAAGTACCTCGGCGCATTTTTTTACTTAGATGATGCTATTGCAGCACGTAAAATTGCAGAGATAAGCTAGACAACTGTAGAACACTGTGCTACAGTCTACACATACTATTAATAACTGAGGTGACACTTATGTACTATGAATTAGAAAACACCATCACACCACGGTGGTTCAAATCACTTGGTCATGCACTTGAATATGCTCATCAACAAGGTACCCGTATCGTTCGCTGCCTGGGGACATCAGCATGAGTATTAATTATCCCGTTCACACTATACCTGCAAAAGAGTGGAAATCTCTAAAGCAACCAATGAACCAAGAACACACTCAAATGTGGCAATCATGTCACGACGACAACCCACCTGGTGACCTGTGGCTCATCAATCTGTTTGCTAATGAGCATTATTACTCAGGTAAAACCGAGCCGGTTAGCTTCTTCTGTGAAGGTTGCGAGGCAACAACAGCACATGAGGTCCCTGCAATTCAAGGTAACCCTGTTTATGAGTGCTGTGAATGCTACTGGCTTGCAGATAAATTATTGACTGATTTATTAATAGGTGGTGCACCATGAGTAACAATATAAAAGAGTCAATGAATGACCATAACAAACCAGCATTATCACCATACGGTAGGTGGCTTTCACATAAAAATTTACTTGACGCGCCGATAGATAAGAAACTATATGAGTTGTGGGCTGAGTTTGAGCAACAATGTCAATTAATATCAACAATGCAGCAGAACGCCATTGATAAACCTATTATCATGAAAGAGTTCACATCACCTGAACAGCAACAGTTCAACCGCGCAATCGAGTTACTTGAAGCGTGCTCTGAAGACCTGTTCATTGCTGACTGTGATCAAGCACTCGAAGCACAAGTTGATGAGTTTATTAAAGAGGTGAAGTCGTGAGGCTGTTATTAATAATCAGTTTAATCTCAGCACTTGTAACATGCGGCACACAGGACTACACATGGTGGTTCTCAAGTTTCGTTACACTAGTGATATTCTGTGCTCATCGTGTATTTTTTATTGTAAAAGGAGAAATGAAGTCATGAGTAAAGCCACACTGCAGCAGATAGCCATTATGTACCTGAATCGCATTAAGCGTGACAACCTGAAGGTGCTCAACTTTTTCCCGTTGAAGCGAACGGGTTCAATCTCTAATAATATGCGACTACTTGTATTAGAGAAGTTAACAGTTAACAACTGTCACATGGCTAAAGATAAACGTGAGAAATTAGAAATTGCCACACAAGCAGCACTTGATGCTGGTTATACCATTCGAGAAGTAGAATGATTGAATGGCTCCTACAATGGTATTGGAACTGGAATTACCCTGCAACAGTGGTGCTCTGTTTGACAGTAGGTTACTTAGCAGGTAAATATAGTGAAAGGAGAAGATCATGTTAGTAGAACTTATAGGTAAATCACTGAAAGGTGTTGTTGCGTTAGCTAAGAACCAGGGTTGTCTTTACATGCGTTCAGCAGTTCGACGTGAAGGTGTGTGGTATTTACGTGTTGAGTTACCACCGAGATGAAGACTATCAAAGCGTACATTTTAAAAATGAAACAACGTCGATGGAATAAAGACGTTGTTAATAGTCAGCGCAAGAAACCGATAAAATGGTTCATCTTATGAAGACATACAAACAATTACTATTTGATGCAGGGTTAAATCAACGGATGTTAGCTGAGAAGCTGGATGTCAAAAACCCTTATGTATCAATGTACATCAACGGTAAACGCGGTATTCCACGTGAAGCCTTGAATAAATTATACGACTACTTTATTGAATTAAGGTGGCCCACTGAAGAACGCATCGATATTATCGGTCGTAACGGGAATGATGGTTTACATTATGAATAATCATAGAGAATTATACCAAGTACTACTTGACGGTAAAACATTGGTGAGTGGTGATGCAGAAATATGGCTGAACGATAACGGAATGATTGAAAGCAATTTAACCAATTCCATCGGTGCCGTATTTGTTGACCCTACAGTATGGGTTAAACAATGAGTGAACTAGACAGACCGCCCCCTTGCGGAAAAGGTTTTTGTGAAGCTAATGCTTTCTATATTGAGATTAGAAAACTTAAATCTCAGCTAGAGCAAAAGGATGAAGAGATTAACTCGCAAGCTGAATATGCGGAATCGTTAATTAGATTTATTGATGAGCTTAAAGAATCTAATAAGGTGCTGGAGAAGGAGTTAACTAATTCAAAACTATACGCTGAAAGATTAGAAAACCAGATTAAAGGCGAGCCAGATTATTAATTTTAGCTAACGAACTAGAGGTGAGTGATGAACCACCAAAAACAAAGAGTGAATGACCAGTACCACTGCAGCTGTGGGTTACAGTGGGACATTGATGAAGCTGATCCGCATCGTACAAGCGAAGAACAGTATAATGTTGAAAGCGGTCGAATGCATCGTGCAATCGGTAACCGAGCATTAATTGCAATAAAGGAGAATTTGAACCGTGAGTGAACAGCAACGAGCATTAACACATGCATTCGATATGTTCTTATTGTCATGCATACCTAAAAAAGTTAAACAACAAAAAGGAAAGTAAGCTATGAATATTGACGAGCTACACAAAGTCAACGATGAAGTTAACGGTGTGAAGTATGAACCTGATAAAACCAACTCAGGCACTAAAGACAACTGGTACACACCGAAAGAATTCTATGAGAATGGATCAGGTGACTGTGAAGATTTTGCCATTGCTAAATATTACAAATTGAAAAGTATGGGGTATAGCCCTGAAGACATGCGTATCAGTCACGTTAAACTTTCGCGTGGTAAAAAAGGTAACCCAGGTGAAGGTACCGCATCAGGTGGTGACTCTGAAGCACACATGGTATTGATAGTGAATGGGATGGTGTTAGATAATTTACCGGACACAGGTGTTAAATCATTCGATGAACGTAAAGACCTTGCAATGGTTTACCAGTTTAATGAAGATAATATGTATGTTAATGATAAAGAAGTATCAGGTGGTTCAGATAACATCACTAAATGGGGTGAATTAAAGTCTCGCATTGATGAAGAAGACATGGTTGACGACTATGAAACTGGTGGGGTGTAAGTTATGAAATGCGTAAAATGTCACAAAGAGCACAGCAACCGGACCAATGAAATGTGTTACACCTGCTTCACGGGTATTCAGCATGATCGTAAAGCGGCTGAGATAAAGAAACAGGAAGTCAGAAAACGCAGACGTGAAAAGAAAAAGTGGGGTTAAACCAAAGGCTCCTTAATTGGGGCCTTCTTATCAAGTTGCTTTTTACATGCTTCAACACACTCATTACAGATATAAACTAGCTTACTTGCTGATTTAACCAGTACCAGTACTTCACTCTTTGCTTTGAAGCAAAACGAACACAATGGTTCACTCATAAGAACATCACCTCTTCTTTCCATTTAACAATTAATTTATCCACTTCAGCTTGTAAGTAGTCCAGGTCACACACGTAATCACGTGCATCACTGCGTGCTGTTATCACTGCAGCATCAGCCTTGTCGAACACTAAGCACCACTCTTCAGTCACTTCACCACCCGCATATTAATAATTGAACCACGCACTTCAGTCATTTGTCGCTCATATTCAGCATAAAGTGCTTTAGAATCCAGTGATGCATACTTACTCTGGTTACGTAATACCCACAACCTGATACGTTGACGGTTAACATAACACTGCACCTGCTGATACTTGTTAGCTTCTTTTATTGCCATACCGACTTTTATCGGTGTGAAGTATTTACTATCAAGGTACATCTCATTAGGTGCAAACACTGCACCACCGCGTAATGTGTCAGACATATCATGGGAGGTAAGCAAGTCACATTTGAATACACCATATTGATTGTCAATAAATCCTTCAATCGTTTGTTGCATTGGTGACTTAGATGCTTCTTTAATATCACGTAAGAAGTCAGTCATCGGTGGTGCTTCAGCTGGGTTGAAGTCACTGAGGTCCACTTCATACATCAGGTGATGTGCAACAGCTTCCCAACCACCACCTTTCATCCAATTCCAGCGGTCTTCCCAATATTCAAGCCATTCAGGTTTCATGTTGTCGTGTTCATCACGCGGGTTCAAGTCTGACCATACCGCATAGAAACGTCGTGACGGGCCATTCAATCGCAACGGCAGCAAACTGTTTGTTGTCATCGATGCATTGAGAATGTTTCTGATTTTAATCGGCTTAATGCCTTTCTGATTCACACGTAATGTATCCGGTGGTGCAGCAGCAAGAGGTTTTAACTTGTTACTGATTGCCATTGCTTCACGACGGTCACCGAGTTCTGCTTCATTTACATGTAAATACTTTGTAGACAGAAGGTGATCGTCAAAGTCACGCAGTAATTCTTCACCACTGATAACAGTGTAGTTCTCACCCATGGCTTTAGTTAATGGGTACAGTAGATAATCTTTACCGCAACCTTCACCACTACCCAATAACAACATGTGATTAATTTTTCTGTCAGGGTGACGTAATGTGAACGACATCCATTGTTCGATATGTTTACGGTATTCACCCCAACCTAATGCATCGAAATGGTCGTGCCACCTGTCTATATCACCTTGTGTACCATTAGACTGTGACTTTTCTGACCAGGTGTTACCGTAAATGGTGTCATTCTCTTTGAATATTTGAGGGTGTTTAGGTGCATAGTCTAACCGGTCAACTTTTTTAGTACGCCCTTCCTGTAATGCTATTTTCTTCGCTTCAACTTCTTCATGTGAGAATGAGTTCTGGAATGCTTCAACACTGAAAAATATTCGTGAAGTGAAATCATAAAACTGGTTTAACTCTTTAACAAAAATAACATCATCATAAAATTCAGCGTTATGTACTTTCTCACCGTACCACTGTTGACGTAAGTCTTTTAAAATGTCTTTGAAGTCAGCTTTAGTCCACGTCATGACATCACATACTTCATTGTGCCATTGCATCTTGTCTAACTTCGGTAAGTCATCAGTGTATTTCAGTACATCAGCAGCATGTTGACGTGCTTCAGGTGAACGGTGGTTCACAAGTCTGAGTTTATCCATCAACATTTGAATAGCGTCAAGTGGTGCCATTTCTACCTGTGCAACTATTGGTGTCATGAAGCTCACTGGTTCTTCTACAGGAACCACGCTGGCAGGTGCTGACATGAAGCTGACCGGTTCAACGACTGAAGAAAAGTCTCTAATGATTTGCCAGTTTTTATATGTGTTTGTAAATCCTGCAGACTTACCTTCGATGAACTGTAGCAGGTTACGCCCCGTTCTTTCGATACAACTACCATGGAAGCACTTAAACCCGATTGATCCATCGTCGTTTGTGAATATAGCTGCACCACTGTCTTCTTGACCGGTGTGTTCGTGAATCCACGGACAAACAACCTCAAATCTACCATCAGAACGTACCTCTTTGATTTTAATAATGTCAGGAATATGTAACAAAGGATGATCAGAAACATCTGCAGCACCATCGACACGTGACTCACGTCTGACTTTGTTTAAATCTATACTGAAAGGTTCAGCTAATTGTTCAATGGTTACTTTGTTTTGTGGCTCCCATAAATGTAACTTAGATACAAACGCAGTACCGTCGGCATTAAGTTTAGCTGCTTTATTATTTATAGACGATGGTAGCTTTACGTACCTGGTTGTACCTTTTTGACCTGGATCTTTTCCTTTAGGTGCAAGTTCACTATCAATTAGACCATCATTAAGGTTGTCAATTTTAGATGCTTCAGTCACCGGTGTTATAAAAATGTAACCCCACTGAAATGAATCTTTTGATGTTTCAAGTATCCACGATGGGCGCGGTAATTTAGCAGCAGCAGCTTCACTCAACTTTTCCCTAACGTCATCAAGCACCAAGCAATGAGTCTGACGGTATAATGCTTTACGCCTACGTGCTTGCTGTGTGTCATCACAGTAAAATGTACTTATGGTGAAATACCGGTTGGTGTTAGGTTGAAAATGGTACCGTGAAAAATAATCGCCTTTCCAACTTATAAGATGTTTATCTTTAGGTATGTTACTTGGATCATAAGGGAAATCTGTCACGTGACAAAAAGGTGTATCAGCACCGAAAATAGCTTGAAGAAATTCTTCATCTGTTATGTTTATCATAGTGGACGCACCTGCCCGTGGTTTTCATGGAACCCGTGAAGATTTTCAGCAGATTTACGAGCACATACAGCTTCAAAGAAATCGTTGTATAAACCTATATTGTAACGATTCTTATTTTTATTTATATAAACGTGCCATTTTCCTGACTTCTTATGAGGATGTACCCCAGTACAACCTGAACTATTGTCAATTCTCTTTCTAATGTTTTTACTATTCTGTAATTTATCAACATTATTTAAGTTCAACCATTTGTTATTCGTACCATCACCGTCACCATGGTCAACTTCTTCAGGCCATTCGGCGGTCATATAAAGAACTGCAAGTCTGTGAGCATAGTGTCGTTTACCATTGATACCAATATCGCGGTAACATTTCCCACTTTTCTTCTTTTGTATACGGCCTGCCATATCACCTTTATTAGGACGACCAGCACCACAATCCACTAACCACGTAAACAAACCAGTATCAGGGTTGTAGTGCAGCAATTGCTTGAGTTCTTCTTGTGTCACCATAGAATATATTCTCTTTATTATAATTACGGGGGTCTTTAATAATAGACCATCTCAACATTTCTGTCAGCCTGTATATTATGTCATGTGTAGAACAAAGTCAAACAAAGTGTTGACAAATGATACGTTGTTCAACTACTATTCAATTGTGACATATTAAACGAGGAACATAACATGCCAGAAGAAGCACTCAACGGTGATTTGCGAGTACGCTGTGATGAACAAGAAATTGAAATATTCAAAGCGAAAGCAAAACGTGTCACCGGTAAACATTATTCATTATTAGTGCGTGAGATGATCACAGCATTCAATGATGATAAATTACGCATCATCCCAACTGAAGAATACCAGGCTGGGAAGTTGTACAGTAAATTTTAACTTTTATATAAGAAGGAAATAAAAATTATGGCTATTGAAAAAGATTTAAAAGACAACACTGCAGCATTGAATGCTAACACTGAAATACTGCAAAAGTTGTATGATATTAAAACAGCTGATGTGATACCAACATCTAAAGCACCTGCACCTGTTGTTGCTGCGCCCATAGCAGCACCTGCATTAACTGAAGCACCTGCAGCAGCACCTGCAGCAGCACCTGCTCAACCTGCACCAGTAGCGGCACCGCCTGTTACATCACCACCTATGCCGACGATAGCACCCGTGGTCACCTTATCACCTGAAGAGATGAACAACCTCTTAGTATCAGAGTTCAAGCGTATCGGTGATCGTGCACCTATTGATGCAGCAATGAGCACACTCGGTGTTATATCAGTGACTGATTTACCTGCTGATAAGCAGCAATCATTAATTGCTGCAGTAGCTGCTATTCCGAGTGCAGCATGAGTGAAGGTCACGCTCGATTAGGGCCTTCAAATAAACGCTGGCCTATGTGTGCAGGGTCAGTGCGTGAAGAAGAAAACTATGAAGATGTTGCAGGTGAAGCAGCTATCGATGGTACAGGTTCGCACTTGTTACTTGAGATGTGTTTGCAAAACAATGTACCTGCATTCACCTATGATCAACAAATCATAGGTGCTAACCACCATGACAACCCGAACGGTTGGTTAGTTGCACCGGATAGAATCGAGCGTGTGCAAATGGCATTGGATTATATTTCACGTCGTGTTGCTGAACTGAAAGAACAGTTTCAAGGTTGCAATGTAACTGTTGAAGCTGAGTCTAAATCTAACCCTGGTGGTGCGTTCGGTCGTACTGATTGGTGGGGTACATGTGATATTACTATCACTGCACGTCATCCTTTATCTGGTGAAGTTTATTTTATTGAAGTGGCTGACTATAAAGATGGTCGTGGTTATGTTTCTGAAAAGAACAACACACAGAACATCAGTTATCTTTTCGGTAAAATGCGACATTATGTTGGTAGTGGTCCTGAAAAAGTTAGACCGTTTATACCTGCTAATGTAGGTGGTATTCGTATGACCATTATTCAACCTAAAACTAACCCGGTTGTTCGTTACCAATGTTCAACACGACAAGAAGATGATGTCAGCGCACTCACTGTTATTGAAGCAGCTGATAAATTATCTGATGCAGCGTATGCAACAGATGATCCTAATGCACCATTAACACCGGGTGATCATTGTCAATGGTGTAAAGCTAACCCTAAACGTGGCGGTCATTGTACTGCTAAATCAGATCAATCCTTACAAGTGGTGGAGACTATGAGCGAAGAACAAGAAGCAGGACGAATGGTTGCAGGTGGTAGTGGCTTGCATGAATATTTCAGTGCAGTACTTGCTGATCCAAAATCATTAACTGAAGACCAACTCAGTGAACTTGCTGATGCTGAAGAAGGTATTCAAGCAGTGTTTGATAAAGTGAAAAAAGAAATACGTGAACGTATTAACCAAGGCATCACGGTACCCGGCTATGCAATGCAGCCCGGTAAAGGTGCTAATGTTTGGAACGAAGACGAAGATAAAATTGCTAAGAAGTTGAAGAGTCGTCGTTTAAAACTTGCTGACATCTATCCACCAAAATTAATCACACCTGCACAGGTGCTGAAGTTAGACAAACTGACTGATGAACAGAAAGAACGTATCAAGAAAGATTTGATTACGTACACAGCGGGTAAATTATCTTTGAAAAAAGTTGCACATTCTGTTGCACAAAGTACCACAGATGATGTATCATCAGGTCAAATGATGTTCGGTGATGTTTTAGATACAGCACCGGTTGTCGAAAAAGAAGTTTCATTTTTTTAATAACGAGGTGACAAATGTCTCAACTAAAAATCAAGGGTATTTTATCGTACCCACATTTATTCACACCACGCGCAATTGAAGCGGGTGCTGAACCTAAGTACTCAACATCAGTGTTGATACGTAAAGATGATCCACAACTTGCACAAGTTCAAGCATTAGTTGACCAGGAAAAAGCAAACGGTTTCCCTTCAGGGTTCCCTGCTAACGGTAAACTTTGTTTGAAAGATTGTGCAATTGAGCCTAGCTACAGTGGTGATCCAAAACTTCACAACTTCATGGTGTTAAGTACCAACAACAAAGATAAGCCACAAGTTGTTGATATGGCTACACTTGGACCATTGATGGACCCTGCATTGATTTACGCGGGTTGTGTTGCATGGGTATCAGTTGGTATTCAAGCGTACTCAATGCCTGTTAACAAAGGTGTGGGTGCGTATGTGAATGGTGTTATGCCAACAGGTGAAGAAGGTGAACTCGGTCGTATCGATGGTCGCCCAACTGCAGCACAGATGTTTGGTGATGTGTCGCAAGCTGCACCAATGGCACCTATGCCTGGCGTAACTGCAGCACCACCAGTAGCAGCACCAGTAGCAGCACCAGCAGTGGCACCTGCACCAATGTCACCCCCCGTAGCACCAGCTGCTCCCCCTGCTCCATTACAAATGACAGCAGCAGCAAAAGGTGTAACACTTCAGCAATACCTAGCAACACCAGGTTGGACTGAAGAAATGTTAATCGAACAAGGTTTAGCAATACGACCTTCATTCGCTTAAACAATTGTAGTATTTGTCTTACCGTACTTTTACGGTAGGGCTTTTTTAAATGCTGACTCTTTATATGACATCAGGTGGGGGATTACTTGATGGGAGTCAGCATTTAAAAGATTTTTTTGATAGTAGCTCTATGTAGGGCTTCCCATAGTTGGGTTAGAATATAAGTAAGTCAACGGTTTTGATACCGGTAGAGCTACTATCAAAAACAACAACGAGGTGACACTTATGACACGATTAACATTAATCTTTATTATTTCATTTATTATAACTTTAATTAGTATCTATAACACACCATACGATGATACTGATGACGCTGCTAACAGTGAACGAAGTAACATGCAGTTGTTCACTGACAATTTAACAGGTTGTCAGTATCTCAAAGCAAGTTACTTTGCTGCATTGACTAAACGTGTCGATGGTACAGGTCGTCATGTAGGGTGTAAGTAATGAGTAGTTATTCATTCAACAATGATTTAAAAAGCATTGACTTTGTGATGAACGAACTTTCACACAACCCTAAACTTTCAGATTGGGAGAAGGGTTTCATTGCAAGCATCAAAGAGTATTCAGATAAAGGCGGGTTCCTGTCTGATAACCAATTAAATAAACTTAGTGATTTGTGGGAGAAGTATTAGTATGATGTTTTACTTTTCCCCATTGTGTGTTACTTTAGGGAACCATTGACATCGTGAGTACATAATATGGCAAAAATAAAACATGGATTAAGATACGAACCTGAATATCAGTTATGGTTGAATATGAAAGGTCGTTGCTACAATGTAAAAAACAAGTCATACAAATATTATGGTGGTCGTGGAATAACAGTGTGTAAAAAATGGCGTGACGATTTTGCTGAGTTCTATAAAGACATGTGTCCACGACCTGAGTTAGACGACCAACTTGATAGAAGAGATAATAATGAAGGTTACTCACCAAGTAACTGTAGATGGGTTAAAAGAATTAGTAACGTAAGGAATAGGGTTGACTCTAAATGGTGGTATATCGATGGTGTTAAGTATGACAGTTTAGGTCACGCTTCTTCAGTGTTAGGTTCATCACCTGGACGAATAAAAGCATGGTGCGAAGGTAGATCGGACGGTGGTTATATCTACCCGCCTAAAAACAATTGTTGGTCAGAGAAAAAATACAAATGATTAATCCAGATTTTTTATTCGGCATCACACAGGGTGATGTGGTGATGGACTCGGAAACTTTCCCTAATGCGTTTACCGTGGGGTTCCTTCATAAAACAACACGTCGTAAGTGGCAGTTTGAAATCAGCTTCAGACGTAATGACACGCATATGCTGTGTCAGTTCATTGACATCATGCGCGAGCAAGGTTGTCGTGCTGTTGGGTATAACAATATCGGGTTCGATTATCCTGTCATGCACTTCATCTATCAGAACCAACACGCAGGTATCACGGTCACTGACATCTACAATAAAGCAATGAGTATCATCGGTGCACATGGTCCAGCACGTTTTGCTCACATGGTGTGGGAATCTGACTGGAAAGTTGACCAGCTTGACCTGTATAAAATTCATCACTTCGATAATGTATCTAAAGCAACAAGTTTGAAAGTATTAGAATTCAACATGCGTATGGACAGCATTGAAGACTTACCTTTTGATGTTGGTACAATGCTCACCAGTGACCAGGTTGATGTGCTCATCAGCTACATGTGGCATGACATTGATGCAACTGATTTGTTTCACGATAGAACTGCAGCACAGATTAAAATGCGTGAAGGTTTATCTAAAGCTTTCGATAAGAACATGATGAACATGAGTGATGTTAAAATCGGTGAAGTCATACTAACTACCGAGATGGAAAAAAGAGGTATACAGATTTATGAATATCAAGGGAATCGGAAAGTCAAACGTCAAACCAAACGTGAGTCAATCGATTTATCACAGGTCATATTTCCCTACGTTAAATTTGAAAGAATTGAATTCCAGAACATCATGGGCTACTTACAATCAAAGGTTATCACCGAAACGAAAGGTGTGTTTAAAGACCTCACAGCTGACATTGATGGTTTCAGCTACCACTTCGGTACCGGTGGGTTACACGCATCAGTCGAATCTCAGGTTGTGCACACCACTGATACCCATCAGCTTGTTGATGTTGATGTTGCTTCTTTTTATCCGAACCTTGGTATTAAAAATAAACTCTTCCCTGCACACTTAGGTATTGAATTCTGTGACGCTTATGAAGCTGTGTATCATACACGTAAAACTTATGACAAAGGCACACCTGAAAATGAAGCATTCAAGTTAGCATTGAACGGTGCGTATGGTGGTAGCAATAATGAGTACTCACCTTTTTATGATCCTTATTACACCATGAGTATCACCATCAACGGTCAACTGTTGTTATGCATGTTAGTTGAACAACTGTTGAAGGTGTCAGGGTTACGCATGGTGCAAGCTAACACCGATGGTATTACTTACTTATGTCCACATGAATATCTTGAGCACACCCGCCTTGTCTGTAAGTGGTGGGAGAACTTAACCAATTTAGAACTAGAAGAAGCATTGTATAGCCGCATGTTCATACGTGATGTAAATAGTTACATTGCTGAAAAGACTGACGGTAAATTAAAACGAATAGGAGCATACGCCCATGTCACCGCTGAAGAGAACCCTGGAACACGTGAGTTACCTTATCATAAAGATTGGTCAGCTAGGATTGTGGCTATTGCAGCTGAAGCTGCACTCGTTAACGGTGCTGATGTTCGTGAGTTTATTAGCAATCATACCGATGTATTTGACTTTTTCCTACGCACAAAAGTACCAAGAAGCAGCACGCTTGAGTGGGGAGGTGAGCAGGTCAGCAACATCGTTCGATACTATATCAGCACAGAAGGACGACCACTTGAAAAAGTGATGCCCCCTAAAGGTATTGCAGGTGAATATAAACGTGCGAATAGTTTAACTGATGACACCTTCAATGCAGTCATGGCTGAAGTGGGTATCGGTGTATGGGATGCACGCATTCACACCAAGAACAAATCAACGTATGAAGAACGTCGCGTCGGTATCAATACAGGTTGGAAAGTGCAGCTGTGTAATGATTTATATGTACATAAATTAGATGTACATGCTCACACCACGCACAGGGATAAGCATGATAGGGAACCGTTCGATGATATCAATCTCGAATGGTACATAAAAGAAACTGAGAAACTTGTGAAGCCACTGTTGCAAGGTTCAATGTGACGTGCTACATTGTCACACAGAGGTGAGGTCATGAGTGTATTAGAGATTGAACAGCGTAGTCGAATTAATAAACTGATTAAATTAAATCGTGATCTGACTAGGCAATTAAATAAATTAAAATTCGAGGTGACATTCATGAGTATGACGCAAAAATTAATCGATGGGCGTGCTGAGTTCATTAAAAATAACAACAAGGGACCTGACAAAGTATCACTTAATTTTGATGAAGGGTTTAAGTTGTTAGAAGAAATTCGTGACATGACTAAAGATAAAGAACCATACGATGTAATGACACGTGTATTATTGTCACGTGATGAAGAAGGGTTGATAGATGTTTTTAAAAGGTCAACAATTTTTGGAATGAATATTAAAATTGAAAGGATAGTATCGTGAACACAAATGTAACAGTAACATACAGTAACGGTAGCACACGTGAGTTCGTAGCCAGTGATGAACTTGAAGCATTAATCAATGAAGGTGAAATGTTCAGCATCACCACGCTACACAGTGATATGGGTCAGGTTGAAGAACTAGCTGTATCAAAGATGTACGCCGGTAACCCTATCGCAGCAATGGGTAGCATGATGATGATGAAGCGTAATGCTGAGAAGCTACTTGATGAGGATGATAGTGCTACTGATATGAACATTGTCATTGAAACATTGAATGCATGTATCCAGTTACTCAGTAATGAAGTGACATCTCACCAGTCGGGTATGGTTGAAGGTTAATGGGTGTCCGTGAAAACAAAGTCGAGACTTATCTTGATGAAGAAGTCACTAAGCTAGGGGGTATCACTCGTAAATGGGTATCACCTGGGCGTGATGGTGTGCCGGATAGAATTGTTATTTATAAAGGTAAAGTTATCTTTGTTGAAGTGAAAACCATCGACGGTAGTTATGAACCAGGTCAAGAACGTGAGCACGCTAGACTACTTAAAGCGGGTGCCTGTGTTGATACTGTATGGGGTCATGAAGGTGTTGATGCTTGGATTAGAGAGGTATTATTGAAATGATTAGACCAATATTAACAGATAAGAAGATACTATCTGAAATATGTGAAGAGTCGCACAGTGAAACTGAGCAACATGAAGTTATCACCGACCTCAAAGATACTGCTGCAACATTGAATAATTGTGCAGGGTTAGCAGCACCACAGATAGGTCATAAGAAAAGAATCATCCTGGTGAATGTTCAAGCTAAGACAACCATTATGGTCAACCCTGTAATCATTCTCACCAAGGGAAAATATTCATGGGGTCATGAGTCATGTTTCTCAGTACCCATATCAATGAAACACCCTGTACGAATTAAACGGTGGTTCAAAGTAAAGGTTGCTTACTGGAATGAAGAAGGTAACGTGGTAGAAAAATTATTCAAAGGCTTAGAGGCACGATTAATCCAACATGAAATAGCGCATCTCGATGGTGAATTAATTCAATGACTGACCTGCTCACCCCGCAACAACTCTTCGAGTACCAACGCACCTGCGTCATGCATCAACTCAGTCATGATGACAGTATGTTATGGCTCGGTATGGGACTCGGTAAAACACCAGTCACACTGACCACCATCGTTGATAGAATGCGTGCGGGTCAGGTGAAGAAGACACTTATCTTTGGGCCATTGCGTGTTATACAAGCTGTGTGGGCGCGTGAGTCACGTAAGTGGGAGCACACTAAACACCTACGATTCAGTGTCATACATGGTGTGAAAGAGAAACGGTCACGTGCATTGTTTGCTGATGCTGATATCTACCTTATCAACTATGAGAATATGAATTGGTTAGCGGAGCAGCTTGACCACTACTACATATCCCAGGGTAAAGACTTACCGTTTGAAATGGTTGTCTATGATGAAGTATCGAAGCTGAAGAACAGCACCACGCTACGTATGAAAGGTGGGAACAGGGACCGCAAAGATAAACGCGGAGAAACATATAAAATTAATGTCACCGGCTGGCGTAAGATATTACCTCACTTCAAATACAGGACCGGCCTCACTGGTACACCTGCATCAAATGGTTACCTGGATCTACATGGTCAATTCTTAGCAGTCGATGGTGGTGAACGACTCGGTGAATTCATCACACATTATAAAGACAGTTACTTCATGAGTGACTACAGTGGATGGACCTACACACCGACTGAATTAGGTAAGCAATGGATCGAGCATAAGATAAGTGATATCACAGTGAAGATGGATGCACGTGAGTATTTAGATTTACCAGATTGTAAAGTCAATAACATGATGGTTGACCTACCTGCAGCAGCGCGTAAGGCATACAAAGAAATTGAAAAACAAATGTTCACGCAGCTTGATAGTGGTAGTGAAGTTGAAGTATTCAGCAAGTCATCGATATCAAATAAGACACTGCAGTTCTGTAATGGGTCACCGTATCTCAGTAGTGAGTCACCTGAATTTGAAGCACTGCATGATGCTAAACTTGATGCACTTGAAGAAGTACTTGAAGAAGCAGGTGGTTCACCGGTGCTGTGCAGCTACTCATTCAGAGCAGATGCTGAACGTATCATGAAGAAGTTCAAGAAATATAAACCTGTTAACCTGACCAAGACACCCTCGAAAGATACAGAGAAAGTCATTGACCAATGGAACCGTGGAGAAATTAAGTTACTCATCGGTCACCCTGCTTGCCTACACCCTGACACCCTAGTGTTGACGGAATGGAATGGATGGACTAAACTAATTGACGTTGAAAAAGGTGATCGAGTTCATGACGGTGTTGAGTTCGTATCACATAAAGGTTGTTCATATTCAGGTTATAAAGAGGTAGTTGAATTATTCGGTATAACTATGACACCTGATCATAAACTGTTAATCAATGATGAATGGGTAGAAGCGAAACATGTTGAAGATAATAAAGAAAATAGGAATGAAGCAATATACCAATGGGAAACGCTTGTCGATAGTATTAGCGGAATGCCTGAACTGCAACACTCAGTTCGAGATAATGAGACAGAATGTAGCGAAACACAACAAGAAGAAAAGTCAACATTGTCACCATTGCATAAAAGATACGTATCACAATATGACCGGTACTCGGATGTATCAGACATGGCAGGGTATAAAGAATCGAGCAAAGAACATATTGGACAAGAATTACGGTGGTCGCGGTATATCTGTATGCAAAGAGTGGGAAGACTTCACAGTATTTTATGCAGATATGCACAAGGGTTACTCGGACGATTTAACTATCGAAAGGAAGGATGTGAACAAAGGTTACTCGAAAGAAAACTGCACCTGGGTGACAATGTTCGACCAGCAATCAAACAAGAGAACGAATCGAATTCTAATTTACAAAGGTTCAAAAATACATTTAGCAGGTTTGTGTCGTTTAACTGGTGTAAGCAAAATGATGTTACGCATGAGATTGAATCGTGGGATGACAGCGGATCAAGCAGTACAGGACGCACTCAATTCACCTTACGGGAAAAGCATGACGCTGAAGAACAAAGCAAAAAGAAAAGCAAGGTCTACGACTTAGTTGATTGCGGCCCACGTCATAGGTTTTTAATTAAGAATGCTGACGGTGATGTGTTTGTTTCACATAATTCAATGGGACATGGTGTTGATGGTCTACAGGATAACGGTCACATTGTTGTATGGTTCGGTATCAATTGGTCCCTTGAATTATATCTACAAATGAATGGACGTATCGACCGTCAGGGTCAGACACACCCTGTATCAATCATCAGAATATTATGCAATGACACAGTTGACCTTGCAGTTGCTGATGCTATTGAGCGTAAGACGGATGATGAAGAAGGATTGAAAGCAGCACTACAAAGATACCGTGATGGTATTACAACCAATGATTTAACAGTAAACTTTTTTTAACCAAAGGAGAAGTAAAAATGAGCGATACAGAGCAAATGATTAAAGACAAAGGTTTAACAGCACCACGTGTTACACCTGAACATGTACAGTCAGTTATTAATAAAGTTGATTATCATAAACTAACTGATGTACTAACAGTATGTGTTCTTACATTAATGAATGGATTTACAGTTACAGGTGAATCTGCTTGTGCAAGTCCTGAGAACTACGATGAAGCAATAGGTAATAAAATTGCTAAAGGTAACGCAGTAGATAAGGTGTGGATGCTTGAAGGTTATCTACTTAAGCAGCATTTATATAATACTGGACCGGACGGGAATACTGACTTTGAACCTGAAGAAGGTGATACAACAGGTTAATTTTATAAGGTGCATAGTAAATCTATGCACCTCTTTTTAGAGGTGATAATATGAAAGTAGCAATAGTAGTACCATCAGGTGACATGGTTCACACTCATTTTGCAATGTGTTTAATGCGATTAGTTGCATCATCAATGAGTGCAGGTATCGATGTGTTTGTTATCAATCCAAAGTCAAGCCTGGTACAGAAAGGTCGATGGTCCGGTGTCAGGCAAGCACTTGATGAAGGTGCTGA